GCTCCACATACTGCTCCTGAGGCAATCGGTCAGAGCGTAATGATGCCGGATCCATCAGAAGAGCCAACAGGTGGTCCTTCAACTTCATCACAACCAGGTGGAGCAACAATGGGCGGATCAGAAGAGGAATTAGAAGCTCTAATTTCTGATGCTGAAAATGAATTAGGATTAGGCGAAGGCGATCCTGAGGATGACGACGGCGATAGTGATTATGGACCTGGCGACTATGCTGATGATCAGCATGATGCAAGAAGAGACGAACCGGGTGATATGGAAGATGAATCACTACTTGATCCAGCAATGGGATCAGCACACGGTGAAGGTGATAAATCAAAGGCGTTAACTATGAATAGTTCTTACAAGGATATTCATGATCGCCTAAGAGAAATTGATCAAGCTCTAAAGGCTAAGAATGAAGAATTTGCTAACGAACCAGATCCTAAGTATAGCGATACAAACTATATGACAAAGAAGCTCGCTGGTGGCCTAAACAAGCCAAAGACAATGTATCCAAATAGTTATAAGCAAGGTGATAATCCAATGGCTATGGAAGACGTTGTTAAGTCTGAATGGGAAAAGTTCAAACTAGGCGAATAAGCCCTATAAATAGTCCATGAGTAAAAGTCTCGACGGCGTCCTTGTCAAAAAGGCGAATAAAAAAGAACGCTTCACGGAAAAACAAATAGAAGAATTATCTGCTTGTATGGATCCAGATAACGGTCCTTTCTATTTCATGGAACACTTCTTTTATATTCAACATCCTGTTAAAGGTAAACTTTTATTCGAGCCTTTTGATTATCAAACAAGATTAGTACAAAGTTATCACGGACATCGCTTTAATGTTAACATGCTTCCTCGTCAGAGTGGGAAGACAACCTGTGCGGCGGGTTATTTGTTATGGTATGCAATGTTTGTTCCTGACGTAACAATTCTAATTGCTGCTCACAAGTACACAGGTTCGCAAGAAATCATGCAACGTGTTCGTTATGCTTACGAACTTTGTCCCGATTATATACGTTGTGGTGTTGTATCTTATAACAAAGGCAGTATAGAGTTTGATAATGGTAGTAGAATTGTTTCAGCAACTACTACATCAAATACAGGACGCGGTATGTCCATATCACTCTTATATTGCGATGAGTTTGCGTTCGTTGCTCCTAACATTGCTACAGAGTTTTGGACTTCTATATCTCCAACACTAGCGACTGGTGGTCGTGCTATTATTACTTCAACTCCAAACAGCGACGAAGATACGTTTGCCCTTATTTGGACTGAAGCAAATAATAAGTTTGACGAGTTTGGAGAAGAGCGTGAAGTAGGTGTTAACGGATTTTTTCCATATCGAGCCCATTGGTCGGAACATCCAGATAGAGATGAAAACTGGATGCGTGAAGAACTTGGACGTATCGGAGAAGAACGTTTCCGTCGTGAATATGAGTGCGAGTTCTTAGTATTTGATGAAACACTTATTAGTTCAGTTTGTCTAGCAGAATTACAAGGTATAGATCCCAAGGAGAGATTAGGGCAAGTTAGGTGGTATGGTAAGATTAGACCTAATGCTACGTATCTTGTAGCACTCGATCCTTCTACAGGAACAGGCGGAGACTATTCTGCTATTCAAATATTCGAATTACCTAGTTTTGAACAAATTGGAGAGTGGCATCATAATACTACTCCAGTTAATCAACAGATCAGATTATTAAAGGATATTACAACATATATCAAAGCACAAGGTGATCCTCAACTATATTGGTCTTGTGAGAACAATGCTATAGGAGAGGCTTGTTTAACTTGTATTAAGGATATAGGTGAAGAGAATATTCCTGGATATTTTCTAAGCGAACCAATACGTAAAGGACATGTTAGAAGGTTCCGCAAAGGGTTTAATACTACACACAAGTCAAAAATGACTGCCGGTGTAAAACTCAAATCTTTAATTGAATCTCGTAAAATGACAATATACAGTAAACCCCTAATATCAGAGCTTAAGACATATGTAGCATCTGGTATCGGATTTAGAGCTAAAGTAGGCGAGCATGACGATCTTGTATCAGCTACTTTATTAATATGTCGAATGTCTAGTGTATTAGCAGACTGGGATCCAACAATTTATCAAAGCATAAGCGATAGACTCGAGGAAGAAGAGCTGCCCATGCCGATATTCATCAGCAGCTATTTGTGATAAATAATACACTATGGCTACAGAACTAACCAGTAACGATCTTTTGTTGAAATTAAAAAGCCGCTTCCCTTCAGTTAAGATGGGAAATGTTGACGGTATAACTACTGTTGATCCAAAAGAAGCTGTATTCTTTGATTTCGACTTTATTGTTCAGGGTGAGAAAATTGCTTCTGTAAGCATATCAATTGCCGATGAAAATACTTTAAAATTATTTTATAGCAACAATATTTTAAACAATCAAGACGAAGTAGTTAAGGCTAAGTGGTTTGATTTCTTAAAAGATATGAGATTGTTTGCTAAGAAAAAACTAATGAGTTTTGAACCAAGTGATATTACTAAAAAGAATTTAGATAAAAGAGACTATGAGCAGATGTCCGCAGAGGCACGCCCTAATAAAACTGAGGAAGATAAAATGAACGAATCAGCCCTATACGGTTCGACGAAGTCGAGCTATCAAAAGCTCGAGAATGCTAGATTGATTATTAGACATTCTCAAAAGGTACAAGAAGAAACTGCTAATAGCAGAACTAGAAACATTGATAGTATCTATGTAGAGAATGCTCAGGGTGAAAGATTCCGTTATCCCTTTAATCACCTAAGTGGTGCTAGAGCAATGATGAGACATCTTGCTAACGGCGGTAATCCATATGATAGTTTTGGACAATACATTGTAGGGCTCAGTGAAAATGTCTATAATCTTCGTAAGTTTAATAACCTAATGCATAGAAATGCCTTCCTCGAAAATAGTGAACTTACAAACATTGCTTCTGCTGCTAAAGATAAAACAATAAGTCTTAAGAAAATTATTGAGCGTCTTCAAAAGCAAAGTGGATACGAAGCAATTAAAGAAAACTTTACAGAATACAAAAAAACAGAATTAGATGATGCTACGCTTGAATCACTAAAGAATAGATTTACAATTCAACAGTTCAATGAAGAACTTGTTGACTTATTCCCATACATTAGTGATCTAATTGGTGAAGAAACTGTTACAGAAGGCGGTATTGCTGAAATTGGCAAGATGCTTGCTGGTAAGAATAAAATGCAAGAAGCACCAAAGAAGACTGCTTCTCCAAAGGCATCACCTGCTAATGTTAAGAGCACAGATGAACCAACTGCTGCTGATGCTGCGGCTGAACCAATTGGTAAGATTCCATTTATGGGTCGTGCCGGTGACGACGTTGGTGATTTACATATGGCACTCAAAGGAATGGGTGAAGTTAGAATTGAGCCTTTTGATAAGGGATCGATCCAGAAGGCAATGGACAAAGTCCACGCTGAAATTAAGGATTTCGAGAAGGCCGTTGCAGATAATCCAAAAGATAAAAAGATGCAATATGGTCTCGAGAAGGCACAGGCTCGTTTAGGCTTACTTCAGGCAAGAATGGGTACAGCTTCTGTAGAAGGTGGTAACCCAGTAACAAAAATTGGTCTATTTATTGACCATCTTTCAAAGCATGTTAAAGATGACAAACTTTCTTTAATACTTTCTCGTGTAGCTGATGCTTACAGTGAAATGTCAAAGCAAGAGCGTCAAGAAGTTAATAGCATGATTAGTGCTATGTTAAAGAAGGCAAAGTATGTACCAATGTTCTCAGCAGAAAGCACTTCATTTGAAGAACTCGAAAGTATGTTAGGTGGTACACCTAGAAGTGCTCCTTCACAGTCAACAGGAGTTAATCCAGTTGACGAATATGCTAATTTATTAGACGCAACTATACATGAAAAGAGTGATATATTAAGCACAGACTTGGATGTCAAATCGAGGGCACTTGGAGAATTAAATCAATTAATGAGTGACGAATTCCCGGTTGGGACAAACGGTGTAAATGCTATTGAGAGTTTGCGCGGCATCATAGATGACGGCAACTTGTTTAATCAGTTTAAAGAAATGAGTCAGGAAGATGCTGCCGGCGACGCACGTCAAATGATTGTGGCTTGGGTACAGCAACATGCTCCTGATGTAATGAGTGAATTAGATGTTAAAGGCGTAGATATGCCTAAGGTTAATAAGGCACCGGAAGAAGCAGACGATATGTCTGATCCGCATGAAAAAGAGGCAGAAGAAGTAGATGATACTTTAAATGAAGTTGAAGATTTTGTTAAGAGCCTCTATGATAGCCACACTGGTAATTTTCCACGTGGTGAAACTGGTGTCCTTTCAAGCGTCGAAAAGAAATTCGGCGAAAGAGCAGTTCCAGTTGCCCAGTCTGTTATTGAGAACTTAAAACAGAGTTTTGATGAAAATTTAATGCGTATGCGTAAATTAGCAGGCGTAAGTTAAAAAATACCAAAATAGATATTGACATGATAAATAGAACTGCATTATAGTAATATAGTGCAGTTTTATTTTAGGCACAAGCCAGGCACAACATAGGAGAAAAGGCAATGGCATCATTAGCAGAAATTCGCGCAAAACTTCGCGAGCAAGAAAACAAATCATCAGGCAATTCACAAGGTGGCGGAGATAACGGAATTTATCCGTTCTGGAACCTTAAGGAAGGCGAGGAAGCAGTAGTTAGATTCCTCCCAGATGGCAATCCCGATAATACATTTTTCTGGATTGAACGTGCGATGATTAAACTTCCATTCCAGGGTGTAAAAGGTGGAGATGCAAGACCTGTTCAGGTTCAAGTTCCTTGCGTTGAAATGTGGGGTGAGACTTGCCCGATTCTAAGTGAAGTGCGTGGCTGGTTCAAGGACAAGAGCCTTGAAGATATGGGTCGTAAGTATTGGAAGAAGCGTTCGTATCTCTTCCAGGGCTTAGTTGTTGATGACCCTCTTAAAGAAGAAACTACACCTGAGAACCCAGTTCGTCGTTTTATTATCGGTCCTCAGATATTTCAAATTGTTCGCGCAGCATTACTTGATCCAGAGATGGAAGATCTCCCAACTGATTATGTACATGGTGTTGACTTCCGTATTAGCAAAGGATCTAAAGGTGGATATGCTGACTACGGTGCTTCTAAGTGGTCACGTCGTGAACGTGCATTAACTGAAGATGAGACTAATGCTGTTAAGGCACATGGTTTATTCAAGTTAAATGACTATTTGCCAAAGAAGCCAACTGATGTTGAGCTTAAGGTCATTAAAGAGATGTTTGAAGCATCCGTTGATGGCGAGGCATATGATGCTGAGAAATGGAGTCAGTATTATCGTCCAAGTGGCATGAGCGCCGCAACTGGAGATCCGAACACTCGTAAGGCTGCTTCAGCAGCGCCGGCGGAGGATGAGGACGCCCCTTTTGATGATGAGCCGAAGGTAGCACCAAAAGCTGCTAAGGCTCCAGAAGCAGAGAAGTCCACAAGCGGAGATAGCAAGGCACAGGATATCCTTTCTATGATTCGCGCACGTCAAAACAAGAACTGATAACAAGGGGGAGTTAATCTCCCCCATTTTCTTTAGGAGATTCCTCATGGCTAAGACATTCGATATAACAAAATTTAGAAAAACATTAACAAAGAGTATTGACGGACTAGGTGTAGGCTTTAATGATCCTACTGATTGGGTTTCAACAGGTAATTATGCTCTTAACTATTTGATTAGTGGTGACTTTTATAAAGGTATCCCACTAGGTAAGGTTACAGTATTTGCTGGTGAATCTGGTGCCGGTAAAAGTTATATTTGTTCTGGTAACATTATCAAAAACGCACAAGAACAGAATATCTTTGTTGTTCTAATTGATAGTGAAAACGCTCTTGACGAGTCATGGCTACATGCTTTAGGCGTTGATACAAGTGAAGATAAACTTCTTAAACTCAATATGGCAATGATTGACGATGTTGCTAGAACTATTCATGAGTTTATGAAAGAATATAAGGAAATGGCATTAGAAGACCGTCCAAAGGTTCTTTTTGTTGTTGACTCACTTGGTATGTTACTTACACCTACAGATATCAATCAATTTGAAGCAGGCGACTTAAAAGGTGACATGGGTAGAAAGCCAAAGGCTCTTACTGCTCTTGTTCGTAATTGTGTCAACATGTTTGGCAATTACAATGTTGGAATGGTTGCTACTAATCATACATATGCTTCACAGGATATGTTTGATCCAGACGACAAGATTAGCGGTGGTCAAGGATTTATCTACGCAAGTTCGATTGTTGTTGCAATGCGTAAGTTAAAGTTAAAAGAAGATGAGGATGGTAACAAGGTTAGCGAAGTAAACGGCATTCGTGCCGCATGTAAGATAATGAAAACACGTTATGCTAAACCGTTTGAATCATTACAAATTAAAATTCCATACGATACCGGTATGGATCCTTACTCAGGAATACTAGACCTCTTTGAGAAGAAAGGTATAATTACTCAGCAAGGCAACCGACTAAAGTATATTGACTCTAAAGGTAAAGAACATCTCGAATACCGCAAGCAGTGGAAAAGTGAGCTGTTAAATCTTGTAATGGAAGACTATATACATTTACAGCCCAAAAAGATTGTCGAAGAATCAGTCGATGAAGAAATGGTTGTCTTAGAACAAACTGAGGAAAAGGTAGAATGAATGCAAGTTTAATTGTTGAGATGTGGGATCTATTTGCAGATTATACTGACAAAAAGCATAGACCTGTTATAGCAGAAAAGTATGTTCAGTTAGTAACAGATCATGGAGCAGTTGATCGTGATTTACAAAATGTTTTAGGTCACGACGACGATTTAGATCATGCTATAAAAGAACTGTTAGATATTGACTCTTATGAAGAAGACAATTATAACGACTTAGACGATGAGTGATATATGAACTGGTATTCCAAGTGTAGCAGAGATATAAACAATCTTCCTGATGCTATGGCTTATTACGAAAACGAGTTACAAGATGCTCGTAAAGAAGTTAAGATACATGGTAACATTGAGAAGGCCTCTGCTGCTATGCCTGGCATAGTAGAATTAAGATACGCACAGTTACAAGAAATTGAAGCTATCTTGGAATACCTAAACATAGAACTAAGAAAACTAAGAAGTTCTTTCTTTAGAAAATATCTTGAAAATTATCAGCGAGCATTAAGCAGTCGAGACGTAGAAAAATTTGTCGACGGCGAAGAAGATGTATGTGAATATGAAAAGATTATCAATGAATTTGCCCTCCTAAGAAATAAGTGGTTAGGCGTTATTAAGAGTTTAGATATAAAACAATGGCAGCTAAGTAATGTTATTAAATTACGAGTAGCTGGCATGGAAGATGCATCTTTATGAATTTTATAGAGAGAAGTAAGAAACATTTAAAATTAAGTAAAATTGGATATGTTGATCATTTAAAATGGGCAATTAAATCAGGTTTTATTTTAATTACTATAGGTATTGCTAGTATTATTCACGGCATCGCTCCTTTTCTTTTTGAAGGTACAACTGCTAAGAAAGTAATCGAAATATTTTATCAACATCTCTATAATCATCCTAATCCTGAATATCAGATTGCTATACGTGAAGAATTTAAGAAAACTGTATCGTGAGACAAATAGGAATGCATCCTCACGATATATGGGCTGATCGAACTGTTTTTATATCAAAATTAATTGACTCAAATATGAGTGTAGTTGACTTTGGTTGCGGAAGCAGTTTAATTCGAGACATTTTAAATATCAAAAATTATATAGGTATTGATTTAAATAATTCCGATATTAATATCGATCTAAATAAAACTTTTCCAAATTTAGATCATTATAATATAGGATTAGCTATAGGTGTTTTAGAATACTTAGAAAATCCAGAACAATTTTTAATAAATGCAAGTCGTGTTACAGACAATATGATTGTATGTTGCTTAATATCATCGAAACCTAAAAAAACTTGGAAAACTCATTTTAGAAAAGAAAATCTAGTTGAAATTTTAAATAGAACTTTTACTAGAGTAGTTGAACATCGCTATGGACCTAAATATTATGTCTTTGAATGTAAATGCAAAGAATAGATAAACTTTATAGAATTAATAGATCTAATAATGTATTAGATAAAGTTGCTCCTTGGTTTGAGCATTGTATACCTGTAATTCCTACTAATGATATAGATTTAGAAAAAATGTATCTTGTTGTAGGTCCTTGGAAATATTCAAAAGAAGAACAGGTAATCTTTAATCAAGGACATTATATACATTACGATAAAGGATATTTCTTTCACGGAAAGGTTCCAAATTATCATCGTTTAACATATCAAAGCCTACAAGAAGCACAAGTATTCGATTGCGACAATAAAAGATTAGATCAATTTAATATAGAAATTAAACCTTGGAAACAGACAGGCGATTACATATTAATTGTTGCTCCTGATGAATTTCCTGTGCAATATTATACTCCTTTTCAAAATGAATTTGAATGGGTAATGTGGCTTAAACATGAAATAAGAAAATACACTGATAGAAAAATATTTTATAGATTTAAAGAAAAAAGGAAACAAAGAGGAGACGACCCTTTAACAATGTATCTAGATAATGCTTGGGCTGTAGTAACTCATCAAAGTCTAGCATGTATTGAATCGATATGCGGAGGGGTACCAGTTTTTAATCTTGCTCCAAGTTGCTGTGACAACATGGCATTACAAGATATTTCAAAAATAGAAGAGCCTTTTTATCCTGATAATAGATATGAATGGATTAAAAGTTTAAGTTACGGTCAGTTTACTGTTGAAGAAATTATGAATGGATTTGCATTAGAAATTTTAAAGGAAAGATACAAATGATTACAGAAGTAGGCGGGTGGTATTGTCTTGCATCAGATTTATCGTTACCTGCAAATATAGATAAATTAAGAGGAAAACCTATTACAACATATCAAGCATTTGAAATATTTTCAACAATGGGTCTTGCTAGAAATTTTAGAAGAGCAATAGATGTAGGTGCTAATTACGGACTTATGTCTTATCATTTAAGTAGAAATTTTGAAAAAGTAGAAGCATTTGAATTAGATTCAAATGTTAGGGAATGTTTAGAACTAAATGTAAAAAAATATAATATGAATAATGTAACTATTCATCCTTACGGCTGCGGTCCTGCACACAATAAAGTTAAAATGCTCAAGATGAACGACCATTCTTTTTCAACAAGAGTAGATCCACAATATCAAAGTGTAGAAGATGGGTATGATGCAGAAGTTGTTCCATTAGATTCATACGATTGGAACGATGTTGACCTTATTAAGATAGATGCTGAAGGATTTGAAGGTATGATAATACAAGGAGCACAAAATTTAATTGCTCGCTCTTTACCTGTAATTTTATATGAAAAGAAAGATGCTCCACTTCAAGCATATGGTCATTCTGAATTTGCTCCTTTAGATATGTTAAGTCATTTAGGATATAGAATGTTACTTGATATTAAGAAAAATGGTATTATAGGACCAAAACAAAAAAAGCCCATTATAATTTTATAAATATACGCACTTAACTAGAGATTTATAATGAAAAATAAAGTGTTTATAGGATGGGATCCTAGAGAGGATATTGCCTATCAAGTTAGCGAGCATAGTATTATTACTAGATCGCCTAACGCAGATGTATGTCCGTTAGTACAAGCAGATTTAAGAACTATAGGTCTTTATACAAGACCAGTTGATCCACTGTCGAGCACTGAATTTACCTTTACAAGATTTTTAATTCCAGCTATTATGAATTATAAAGGCTGGGCAATGTTTACCGATTGTGATATTATCTTCCTAGAAGATGTACAGAAACTTTTTGATTTAGCAGATGATCAATATGCTATCATGTGTGTTAAACACGATTACGAAGTAAAAGAATCTGTAAAGATGGATGGTAGAGTACAAACCGTTTATCCAAGAAAGAATTGGAGTTCAGTAATGCTTATTAATTGTGGACATCCAAGTAATGCTAAACTAACTACGGATCTTGTTAATACAGAATCAGGAAAATTTCTACATCGGTTTGGATGGTTAAAAGATCACGAAATTGGTGAGTTTAATCATGAATGGAATTGGCTTGCTGGTACAGGTGTATATGAAGAGCCACGTGACGGGAAGCCAAAAGCCATACATCATACACTGGGTGGTCCTTGGTTCAAAGAATATCGTAACTGTGAATATAAAAAGGAGTGGGTCAAGGAATTGATCGATATGTTAAATGACTAATTTTATTGCTTTAAAAGATGACGACGGATTTTTATCTTCATTTACACGAGGATCTAATGGGTCTTTTGCGAATCCTGAAGGATTTGATATTAATAGAGGAATTAGTACTCCTATTGCCTTTAGAGGAATTACAAAAAAAGATTTAATCACTACTTGTTGGAACCTTGGTAGAACTTTTTATTTTATGGACACAGGATATTTTGCCAATTACTCAACAATATCAAATCCTAAAGCAGTTAAAAGATGGCATCGTATTGTTAAAAATAATGTTCAACATTTAGATCCTGTTGAAGATAGACCGAGTGATCGATGGGAAAGATTACAAAAAGAATTTCCTAGACTCAGTTGGCCGGGATGGAAGAAAAACGGTAAAGCAATACTAGTAGTAACCCCATCAGAAAAACCTTGTAAATTTTATGGTATAGATTCGGCAAGCTGGGCAGAAAATACTGTTAATACTTTAAAACAATATACCGATAGACCTATTATTGTTAGAACTAAAGCAAAATTAAGAATAGACAGATCTTTACGCAATACAATATATGATCAATTTGATAATGATAATATTTTTGCTCTTGTAACATATAATTCAATTGCTGCTACAGAAGCTGTTGCTTATGGAATACCATCTTTTACTCTTGCTCCTAACGCGGCAAGTTCTATGTGTTTATCAGATTTATCTAAGATAGAGACACCATATTATCCTCATCCAGAAGAAGTACGTAAATGGTGTTGTTATCTTTCATATGGCCAATTCAATAATGAAGAATTAGCCGACGGAACTGCTTGGAGAATTTTCAGTGAATATAATTGAATTTCATAGATTAGATCAAAATAATCCCGGAGATTGGTACTCTAACCCTTGTCGTTATTTTTTCCCCGATGTTGAAACATCACGATATGATGTCGACAATGTTAGAAAAACTACGTGGAAACAAAATGATACTATTATTGTCGGT